ATGTCGTCCATTCTTCTCACGGCTCCGGCCGTCGAGCCCGTCGCGCTCGCGGATGCCAAGGCCTATCTGCGCGTCGCCATCGACGACGATGACGCCGTGATCGCCGCGCTCATCGCCGCCGCCCGCAGTCATATCGAGGCGCAGACACGGCGCGCGCTGATCACGCAGACTTGGCGGCTCATCCGGGACTGCTGGCCGCCCGACGGCCGCATCGCCGTCGCGCCGGTGCCGCTGCGCAGCGTGGTCGCGGCGCGCATCTACGATGCCGGCGGCACCACTCATGCCATCGACGCAAACGTCTTCATTGCCGACAAGGCGGCGGTTCCGGCAATTCTCAGCATTGTGCCCGGAACGCTGACCGAGCCGGGCCGCGCGGCCGCCGGCATCGAGATCGATGTCGAGGTCGGCTACGGCAGCGCGCCGGCGGATGTACCCGAGAGCTTGCGGCAGGCGCTCCTGCTGCTCGTCACGCACTGGTACGAGAACCGCGGCTTGATCGCGACCGGCCAGACGGTCGCCGTGCTGCCGATGGCCATCGCGGCGCTGATCGCGCCTTATCGGGTGCTCTCGCTATGACCGATCCCGGCGCGCTGAAGCACCGCCTGGTGCTCGAACAACCCGTCGAGACGCCGGACGGCGCCGGCGGCGTGACCCGCAGCTATGCAACGGTAACGACGCTGTGGGCCGCGGTCGTGCCGGTCGCGGCGCGCGGCGGCGTGGTCGCCGACGATCTCGGCGCAACCGTGACTCATCGCATCGTCGCCCGCTCCGGACCCGACGTGACTACGCGCCACCGCCTGCGCGAAGGCGCGCGCATCTTCCGCATCCTCGCGCTGCGCGACCAGGACGGCAGCGGGCGCTTTCTGGAGATCAGCGCGGAAGAGCGAGTCGACTGACTCCTAGTCTCCCCCTTTCAGGAAGGGGTTAAAGCCAAAGGAATAAGACATGCCCACCGCTGCCTCCGCGGCGCTGCGCGCCGCTATTCACGATGCGCTTGTCGCCGATGCCCCGCTTACTGCACTGCTGGGCGGTCCGCGCGTGTATGACGAGCCGCCGAAGAGCGTCGCCTTTCCCTACGTGACCTTGGGCGAGGCGCGGGTCGCCGACTGGTCGACCGGGACCGAGCCGGGCGCGGAGCATCACCTCACGCTGCATGCCTGGTCGCGCCAGGGCGGACACAAGGAGGCGCATCTCGTCGCCGGCGCGGTGCTGCAGGCGCTCGACGATGCGCCGCTCACGCTCGCCGACCACCGCCTGATCAATTTCCGCTTCGCGCTCGCCGACGTGCGCCGGGAAGCGGACGGACGCACCTATCACGCGCTGGTGCGCTTCCGCGCCGTCACCGAACCCATGTGAAGGAACTCACCATGGCTGCCCAGAAAGGCAAGGACCTGCTCGTCAAGATCAATGACGGCACAAGCTTCGTCACCGTCGCTGGATTGCGCACGCGCCGGCTAACGTTCAACGCGGAGACGGTGGATGTGACGCACGCGGAATCCGCCGGGCGCTGGCGCGAGTTGCTCGAAGGCGCCGGCGTCAAGCGCGCGGCAATCGCCGGCCGCGGGCTGTTCAAGGATGCCACGACGGACGTGCTGATGCGCCAGACCTTTTTCGACGGCGCGGTGAAGACCTATCAGATCGTGATCCCCGATTTCGGCACGGTCGAAGGCGCGTTCCAGATCACCAGTCTTGAATTCGCCGGCGAGCACAATGGCGAAGTCACCTACGAGCTCTCGCTCGAATCCGCTGGCGCGCTGACGTTCACGGCGATCTGACCATGCCCAATCTCCACCGCGGCGAAATCGAAACCGAGATCGGCGGCGCGCGGCGGAGCCTTGTGCTCACGCTCGGGGCGCTTGCAGAGCTTGAGGCGGTATTCGGCGCCGACGATCTTGTCGCGCTCGCCGAGCGCTTCGGCGCCGGCCGGCTCAAGGCGCGCGATCTCGTGCGCATCATCGCCGCAGGTCTGCGCGGCGCGGGCGCGGCGGTCACCGACGACGAGGTCGCTGCGATGACGGTCGCCGGCGGCGCCGAGGGCTATGTGCGGATCGCGGGTGCGCTGAGTGCCGCGACTTTCGGTGGCGGTGGCCATCCGCCGGACCCTCAGCCGCCGCAGGGGGCGGGCGGTTGAAGCCAACGACCTTCGCCTGGAACCAGGTGATCGGCTTCGGCCTCGGCGTCCTGCGGCTTTCACCGGATGCATTTTGGCGCATGACCCCGCGCGAATTGAGCTGCGCGATCGCGGCCGTCACGGGTGCGACCGGTAGACCGATCGAACGCGCCGATCTTGAAGGATTGATGCAGCTCTTCCCCGACCATTGACCACTTCGCCGCAGCAACAAAGCCTGGACAGGACTCATGGCCGAAGACACGACCAGCGAGAGCGTTAGCGCGCTCCCCGACACGATCGATACGCTCACTGTGCGCACCCGCAACCTCGAGACCGGCGCGAACAGTTTCGCCCGCGCCATGGCAAGCGCGTTCACCAGCTCCGTCAGCGGCGGCAAGCAACTCGACGACGTGCTCAAGACGCTGGCCCTGCGGCTCTCCGATCTGTCGCTGCGGCTCGCTTTGCAGCCGCTCGCGAAGAGCATCGTCGGCAGCTTCAATGGATTGTTCGCTGGCCTCGGCGGCGGGAGTGGTGGTGGCACAAACCTCGCCGCCGCGATGGGCGCGATCAAGCCGTTCGCGGCTGGTGGCGTGATCGGGACGCCGAGCTATTTTCCGCTCGGGTCGGGCGGCGTGGGTCTCGCCGGCGAGGCGGGGCCGGAAGCGATCGTGCCGCTGGCGCGCGGCGCGGATGGCCGGCTCGGCGTCGCCATGAACGGCGGCGGCGCTACCGCCAACGTCACGATCCACATCGCGACGCCGGATGCGGAGAGCTTCCGCCGCTCGGAAACCTACCTCACCGGCCAGATCGCCCGCGCCGTCGCGCGCGGGCAACGGAGCCTGTAGGGCGCGTCCTCATAAATCGAGGTCAGTCGGCAGCGGTTAGTCAATGTCTGGTCTGGAGCGCATTACCGACTCAAGTCAGACATTGCGCAAGGTCCGAAAAGGGCCAACCGGCCGTGAGCAGTCGCAGCATGTGTTCCATAACGGCATTTCAGAAGCAGTCATTCACGGGTTCATTGCCGATACGGCACTTCAGTCGTAGCACCAAAGGATCGCTACGCCGGGCCCCGGCCAAGTAACGAAAGCCCATAAATCACAGTGGGTTGCCGGCCAACGGCTGTCTCTCAGCCGAGCGGATGGGCGATCCCTCAGACTCATTTACCGCAGACACGCGCCCCGACAAGGTGATGCCAGCAATCCGCCGACGCGGAATTGCCACCAACACGAGGAGCGCAATATGCACGCCAATATTCGCAAGCTGCTGATGACCGCCGCCCTGATCGTCGCGGCACCATCGGCTTTCGCCAACGTGATCACCGACTGGAACGAGAATGCCGTCACATTCGTGACGTCGAGGATGGTACCCGCAGCCGGCCAGAGGGTCGTGGCGATGGTCCAGATCGCGATGTTCGACGCAATCAACTCGATCGAACGCCGCTATCGGCCGTATCTGGTTCAGCTTCCGGCCGATGCAAGCACATCGAAGGAGGCCGCCGCCGCCGCTGCGGCCGGGGCCGTCCTGGAAGGTCTCTATCCGCAGGACGCCAAGCTCAAGGCCATCACGGCAGCCTACCTCGCCTCAATCCCGAATAGTGACGCCAAGTCGGCGGGAATCAAGCTCGGCGAGGCGGTCGCTGCAAAGGTCCTGGAGGCGCGCGCCAAAGATGGGGCGGATGCGCCTGATGCGTACCAATACAAGACCAAACCCGGCGTCTATGTGCCGACGCCGATTACGGTCTCCTCGACATGGCCGAGCGTCAAGCCATTTGCGCTCACGAGCGCGTCGCAATTCCGGCCAGAGCCTCCGATTGCGCTCAACAGCCCGCAGTGGGCCACCGACTACAACGAAATCAAGGATTTCGGCGGCAAGGCCAGCAGCAAGCGTTCGGCACGGCAGACCGAAGACGCCCATTTCTGGCTCATCACCGGGCCGCAAAGCACCGAACCGCTCGTGCGCCAAATCGTGGCGGCCAAGAAAATGAGCCTGATCGACACCGCCCGATTCATGGCATTGACCGCCGTGGCCGGCGCCGATGCCGCCATTGCGGTGTTCGACGCCAAGTACCGCTACGAGTTCTGGCGTCCGATCACCGCCATCCGCAACGGCGATAGCGACGAAAATCCTGCCACCGAGCGCGACGCAACCTGGCAGCCGATCGACAATACGCCGATGCATCCGGAATATCCGTGCGCGCACTGCATCATCAGCGGTGCGGTGGCCTCTGTCATCGAGGCGGAGCTGGGCACGGCGGACATTCCAGAAGTCACCATGACCAGCCCGACTGCGCCGGGCGCAACCCACCGATGGACCAACATCCGCGCCTATAACGACGAGGTCTCAAATGCTCGCATCTGGGCCGGCTTCCACTACCGGTTCTCGATACGCGTGGGCCAGGACATGGGCCGCAAGATCGGTGAACACGTCGTGAAGAACCTGATGCAGCCCGTGACCACGACCGGCGCGCGCTGACCAACCATTTCGCCGGGCTCGCCGATCGGCGGCCCGGCGGAGTGCCATTTGGTCGACGTGACGCAAGGGTGATTGGTTGCAGTTCCTTGCGTGCGGTGGTCAACTCGATGCTGCCAGCCTTACGACCGGTTTCCGCCCGTCATGATCGGCAATCGAAGAACGACAAAATGCGTTCATGACTTGCGGGGAGCTAAGACCG